GCACCGGCATTTTTAATATCTGCAATAGATGGTTTAAGGCGAATAAGATCATCAACACAATGAGGTGTTATTGCTGCTTCTTTAGAACGATTCATCTGTAACACACCAATAATATGCACACCCAATTCCTTTGCAATAGAACTCAGTTTATTAATTGCAACTTCAATACCAAAAGCTGAGTTTGCTCCATTCTGGAACTTTGTAAAATCAGTAATCATAGACAAAAGGTCTAAAACGATAATAGCATATTTAGAGCCAATCTCAGCTTGAAATTTCATGATTTGTTTTCTTAAAGTCGCAAGAGAAAGAGCGGAATCTTCAGAGAATCTAAAAAGTTTATTCTGAATAAGTTCATTCTTTTCCTGTTCAATAAGACCACTTATCATTTCAAAATCTTCTTCAGAAGGATTTATAATATCTCTATATTTAATTTGAAGTCTTTTTGCTAAAAGACGATCCATTATAGAAATAGCGCTCATCTCAAGAGAGTAATACATACATGGAACTTTTGTCTCTATTAAAGAGTTTATAAGATTTGTACAAACTGTAGATTTACCAGAACCTGAAGCAGATGCGAGAATTCCAATTTCTCCTGGTAATGGACCTGTTTCAACAAGACTATCAAAAATAAAATTATTAAAATAATATTGTTTACCATTCTCACGTTTTTTATACTCAGGAGAATACAGCTTAAACCAAGCATCAAAATCCATAACTTCAGAAATTTTATGGTCATCATTTTTCTGCATAAGAATTTCTGAGTCGTCCATTAATTCTGAAATCTCATTCTTTTGAGAGTCTGTTAAACGAGCAGTTGAGTCCACAATATGCTTTGCTTTTTCAAGTTTATCAGAAATCTGACGTCTTTTCTTAAAGTCATAAAGCTGGTCAAGAATATCATTTATATTATTATAATTTGTTTTATCTTCTGGGTCTTCATTTACAACAACATCAACTACATAATCAGAAGCATTTAAGTCAATGACAGAATATTCCTGTAAAAGAGTGTCATGTGAAAAAGGAATATTTCTATTTTTTAAATTTTGCATCGCTTCAAAAAGATGCTTAGTTGACTCTGTTGAAAATAGATCTTCTGTTATTTTTTCATTATCTAAATAATTATTATTTTTATATAATGCTGCTAAAAGTCTCTTTTCAGCTAAAAAGTCTGGCTGTCTAGCGAGAGTAATATTTGTTTCCATAAGGAAAATATTAACTTTTAAAATAAAAAATGCTCCCATTCGGGAGCATTTTATTCAGTCTTTTGAAAAACTACTAATTGAGCTTTTCAACACGGAAAGATTTAACTTCTGAAGTAGTCTTATATTTGTTGATCAAATCTTTGCGGCCAAGATCTTTAAGAGCAGTTTCAGTCAATTTATATGATTTACGAAGTTCTGCTTCAGAAAGTTCTGCAACAGCATCAGCTGAAATTGTAGAATTTGTCTTCATTAAGACATTGATCTGACGGTCGGCACCTGCAACTGTATACTTTCCACAGTCAAGAGCTTCAATCTTTGGCTTAATTTCTTTAAGCTTATCTTCAATAGCTTCGGACAAAGCTTTACCAAAAAGATAAATTGCAACATCATCTTTTGAACCAACAAACTTCTCAAATAATTCATTCATTTCCATATCTATTACCTCGTATATAGATTATACTTTTTGTTTAAAAGAAATTCAAACTAATTAAATATGACTTGCATTTCTAATTTATATTTTTATTATGATGAAAAATTAGATATTATCAAAATTGCACACTGTTGTCTTGATAGAACTTATAATATTTTAGCAGAGATTCCCACTGATAAGTTTTATAACATGCCTGATGATGATTTTTATAATCTTTTAAAATCTATAGCGTTCACTCATCCTACTGAATGCAGAGGAAGCAGGTGTGAATGCTTTTGGACACAAACCCATGAAATCATAACTATACATGTGGCTATTTCCAAAGAATGTAATTTAAGTTGTCCAATGTGTTATATTAAAAATGGTCATCATAATAGTCCAAAAAGAAAAAAATTATATTTAGATGTAATTAAAAAACTAAGTAATTTTGAGTTTGTAGTACTAAAACTAACAGACTGGGGAGAAGGATTCATATATTTAGATGAAATTTTAGACATAATGAAAAATTATAAATATTGTAAAAAAATGCATATCATTACTAATTGTACATTAGTGACTGAAGATCTTTTAAAAAAGATTGTTGAAACTTGTGAATATTGTACTTTAGAAGTTGATATAGATGCATTATCTTCTAATATTTATGAAAGAATAAGAGTTGGAGCAAAGTATTCAGACTTTAAGAAAAACTTGGCACTCATTTTAAAATATAAAAAAATTTATCCTGAAAAATTTGGCACAATAATTCATTTTACTGAACAAGACAATAATATAAATATGTTTGAACGACTAAAAGTTGAAAAGTTTGCAAAAATAATCAACTCAGAATACATTATTGACAAACAATGGTTTTCTGATAGCCCTATTTATGAGAATTAAATTAGGTTCATAGAACTCAATAAATTTGCATTTTTCTTTTCAATATTTTCAACAGTACGTTCAAATTGAGCATCTTTATAGAAAAACTTTTGTGGAATAAATTCATTACTATACAAGTTCATTAACCAAATATTTCCTGTAATCGCATCAGTGGCGTCTTTTGCATTATATCCAGTTACAGTATTACTCTGCCAATTTCCTTTCTCCCATTCATAATCAAGGTCACCATCAAAGTGGTCTATTTTAATAGTACCTGTTTGTTTACGTCTTACTTCATGTAATGACTTCATATTATTCTTTACGAAAATATTTTTACCACAAACCCATCTTCCATGAGTAACCAAATCATAAAATGTATAATAAGGTTCTGGCAATTTATCAACTGAAACATAGTCAACGTTGATTCCAGCTCTTGCTAAGAATTGTCTAGCAGGGTCTGACTGCCAACCATCAAATGATACATGCCTTAAGTTGATACCACCTAAGTTTTTCAAGTCATAAATAAAAAATTTAATAGCATCCAAGTTGATATGGCCACCTTTTGGAACTAATACAATAGTAAAGTCAGTTACATAAACTGTCATTGGCAACCTTGTATGCTCATCAATTCTATTTGGGTCTTTTTCAACATGAGACATAGAAATACAAGTACAGTCTCGAGATTTAGATTGGTCAACTGAAACTACGCGCGGAACTTGAGGCTCATAATAGAAATAATATCTATTCATTACTTTATAAAAGAATTGATTTTGTATCTGATTCCATATTAAGTGTTCAGGTTGCTCATCAGCTAAAGCTACAATTGAACCATACATGTTTTTAAGTCCATTATCAAAACAATCTTCGATCCAATCATCGCGATAGAATAAACGGTCAGGTGTTCCAGAAGGTTCACCACACCAGTCTTTTAAGAAATCTAATGGGTTTTCTTTTGCTTTACCTAAGAATGATGCAGTACCATTTTTTGTTACTTGTTCTTTAGGACACCATATCAAATCAGCATTATCAAATTGGCTTGCTTCAGATTCTGTCTCACAAACAATAGGAGGTTTACCACTACCACCTTTATACAACCTAAAAGCAACATCATAATTGTGGTGTTCTGTTACTTTCTGGTCTAACGTATGTAAGTTTTCAACATCACAGAAAGATGGGAATTCTTCAGGATATAAGTTCCATCTTGAACCACGCCAGATATAATTGCTTGGATTTTCAGGAGCATCATAGGTCATCCAGTTTTGAATAGGATCATCTAATGAAGATGGAGAAGAGTCCAAGATAAAACGTGCATAATAGTTTGACTGGAAACGGTTTGAAATACGTTCCTTTAATTTAGAGAAGAAACGATATACTTTATCAGGGGTCCATCCTTTTCCAGCTTCCAAGAAGAAATTGATCTCAGTCATAGCTCCAGCTAAAATATTCAAACCAATAATATTTCCATCACCTGAAGCAGTTTTCCATTGAAGCCCGTTTCCTGTAGCAAACACTGAAGCATCCACAGCTGTAGTCCAAGGAATATATTCAATTGTATCGCTTTCTTGTAAATGTTTTTCCTCATTTAACATTTCTTGGTGAGTACGACACCAATGCCAAAAGTTTGCGGATTCAATTAACTGACGAATAGGTTCATTATAAATTTCTTTCGCTTTACCTTGTGTAACCGCACATAAAGCAATAATAAATACTGTTGTACGTGATTTATTAAAGAATTTCCATGGGTCACGCATAAGAGCGAAGTGACAAGCTATATATAATAAAGCAAGCATTGTAAATGTTGATTTACCTGACCCAATGGATGGATTTAATACAGCTGTACGATAAGGTTTTAATGGGTCAAAGAATTGTAAAAAGTTCTTTCTTACAGGCCACCAAACAGATTCAGCTTGTGATCCAATATACTTTGATGTTAAAAACTCATCTGGGGTAGGTGGTCTATCCTTAAATGTAAGAAGATATGGTTTTTCTAATAATAATTCTAGAGTAGACTCGTCTAATCCTTGTTGGTCCAACCATTTTATAGCTGTTCTTATCTGTTCAAAGTTTAAACAAGAAAACTCAGGTCTTTTAGATGCAGCTGGGTCTCCTGATAGTATGTCTTTAATAATATATTTAAGATCATTAACAGCTCTTGGATCTTTAAATCCAGCAAGTCCCATGTCATTTTCAGTTATTTCTGAAGATTGTTGGATTTGGTTTATATCAATATTTGGAAATAAAACATCTGTAGGTGTTATAATTTTATTTCCTGTGTTTTCATTGGGCAAAATAATATTACTCATATAGTTAGTTAGTAGAAATTTTTAAATAGTTTATTTAAAAACTCTTGAAACTGGTCACTGCTAAATTATATTTAAAGATGACCACTTTCCAGACTTTTGCAAGTCTGCTCAGTGGCTGACCACAGCCGTGTAGGTCACTAAAATTGATAGATATAAATAAAAATTACTAAATTTATTATGGAAATAACTGAAAAACCTAACTTAGTTCAAATACAAGAAAAAGAAAATGATGCTTTAAAAGAATTTATTATTATGATTTGGATGACAAATCCAAAACGAGAAGTAGTAAAAGTAATATTAGACGATGGTCAGATTAGATTTTCTTTGAAATATGATAGATTTTATAAAATAATGTTTGATACTCTTACAGATTTAATTAAAGATTCTTCTGTGATGGGAACTCTAAACTTTATCAAAGAGTCCTTAAATACTTATGGTGGAATTTATTATCTGAATAAATCTAATAATGAATATCGTCAACTTACTAATACGCCGGGAATAGAACATCTTCGCCCAATTGATATAGCTAATAATACTTTAGCTCAGATTAAAGCTGAGAAAGAAGCAAAAATGGATTTGTTTGAAAAATCTAAACAAGACTCTAAAACATTTTTTGATAAAATTTTTGGTAAGACATTCCACCTTACTGGAACTACAAATTACCAGAAATTCTATGGACACGAATAATGGACTATAATTTTTGGAAAAAAACTGGACAAATTAAGCCTTTCAATTCTGTAGAAGAATTTAAGAAATATTGTCAAGATATTATTAAAGATCCTATTGCCTCAATAAAAGTAAATACACCTGTGCACAAATCTAAAATTAAAAAAGGAGTTTCAAAAGGAAATAAGTTTGACTCATTTGCAGAATTTACTTTTTGTACTTATATGGAAAAAGTGAAGCATTACTTTGTAGAAAGAAATCATAAATCAGTATATTTATTATATACAGATGAAGCAGGGAAAACTAGAAAATATTATCCCGACTTTATTGTGAATGGTACTTTTTATGAAGTAAAAGGCCAATTAAGACCTAAAGATGAATTAAAAATGCGCCAACACCCAGAAGTGATTTTTGTTTTTCAAGATGAAATAAATGAAATGGCCAAAGAATTAGATAAAGACTATCATGGTTGGCGAGAAGATTTTATTCAAACAAATTAAACTAATTTTCTTTCGCTTTCTTCTAAGAATTCATTTATTTCTTTTTTTATTAAATCTTGAGTAATGTTTTTGTCTTCTTTCCAGATTTTAGAAAAAGTACAATTATCATTAGAAATTGCTACGGCAATACTATTATGAGAGATAACAATAAATGTCTCTAAAAAGTTGTCTCCATATTTAAATTTAGCACAGCATCCTTCAGTTGAGAAATTTGATATTTTGTTACCTTTTTTCCAATTATCTATAAAACTTATATTCATAATATTAAATTTAGTATAATTAAATCTGAGTTGCTATACTAATTATATTATTATAAGGAGATTATAATATGACGCATTTAAGAGAAATTGTTGGTGATACACCAGAACAGGTTTCATCTATCCCTGATAAAGTAATTAGACTCGATGAGCAGATTGTTACTCAAGAAGAGTTGGATAAAAGAATGCAAGATAAATCAGTTCGTGTAACTGAAACAAGTCCTGATAATTATAAAACTCTTCAGAGATTAAGAGGCTAAACTATTTTTTAAATTGTA